GTGTACTCCCAGTGCTCCGTCAGGTAGTGGGGGAGCAGGGGTGGGTAGCCGATGTCGGGCACCTGCTCGATCAGCTCTTCCGGGTGGCCGATGCTGCGGGCGAGGGCGGTGTTGAAGTACCCCAGCGCCAGGAGCGTCTTGGGGGCGGGTTCGATCAGCTTGCCGGTGCGGAAGCCGCCGATGGTGCTGCTGTGGATCGCTTTGGTGCCCAGGTAGGCCGCGGCCAGCTTCATGAACTGCGTCTGCGTCATTTGGCTGCTCAGCGCCCGGAACGCAGGGGGGAATTGCATCGCGCCCTGCTCAAGTGCGGTCAGGAGCGGTGCGGCCTTGGTTGCTTCCGTCATGGGTGGCCTAGCTAGGTAGCCCTGACGCTACCTGAGGGCGCACTAGCAGGTGTCCAAACTCCCTTTCCCTTTAATACTCCCCCGGTTTGCGTGTCCGTGTTAGCTGTAACCCCTTGGGGGGGAATGGATTTGAACACGGACAGCTAACACGGCGTAACACGGACACTGTCCTCGCAACAACGAGTGCTTATTGAGAATGGACACCCGCTAACACGGACATGTCCGTGTTGTTGCCGTGTTAGTTGTCCGTGTCACTCCCGTTGCAGCGCAATGGATTTCGGCTATCACGGACAGAAAAAGGGGGAGAGTATTAAGGGGCAACTCTCCCCAGGTGTCCGTGTCAGATGTAGTTGATGCCATCCCCCCGGCTCGTAACCATCTCCTGGGCGGACTGGCGGACGCGCTGGCGCGGGCGGTAGTGCATCACCGTTTTGTTGCGCACGCGGGCGTTGGGGCGCACCTCGGACTCCAGCACCGTGCCCACCAGCCGGTCCAGGTAGCGCCGCAGGTTGCGCTCGTTGAACTGCAGGTCCAAGAGCTGCATCCATTCGCTGGGCATCCGCCACTCGTCATCGGTGACGCGCCGGAACGCTGCAGACAGCACCTCCATTGGTGAGGATTCGCCTTGGTTGGGGTCCATCCACTGCCAGACGCCGGTGTAGCCGTCGCGGGTGATCTGCAGCTTGCGGCCCGCGTAGCCGCCCCGGCTCTTCTCCACCAGCAGGTGGCGGGTCTTGTTGAAGGAGGGGGCCGTCTTCTTCTGCTTGATCAGCTCGGGGTCGTAGTAGACCCACAGCTCTTCGCAGGCGGCCTTGATCTGCTCTGTGCCGCTGAACCGCAGGGGTTCGTCTCGGCTGGTGTGGTGCAGGATCAGGAAGGCGCACTTGGGCCAGCTGGTGCCGTTGTGCCGCACAAACATGCGGATCGGGTCCGCATATGCAGGGTCGCCCACCTTCACGCCGGTGACGGCCATCGACGTGAGGCAGTCGCAGATCACCAGATCTGGCTTGAAGTCGCTCAGCGTCTGGACGATGGGGATCATGTCGTCGAAGTTCGCGCCGGAGTGGATCAGCAGGCGCTCTTGGCAGGCGCTGTCCTCAATGCCTTCCAGCACCAGATCGCGCACCATGTCCTCATCGCTGCAGTCGCTGGTGAGCACCAGCACTCGGCCGGGGCCGTTGATGCCGTGGCGGGTGTTGCCGATGTCGACCGGGGCGCCATTCAGTACCCGAGACGCCAAGAAGCACGCCAGCGTTGTTTTGCCGCTGTGCGATCCCCCGGCGACGACGTGGACGCGCCGGGGGAGGAGGCCGTCGAGAACATCGGTGGCGACGTTGTCGTTGCGGCGCGATTTGGCGATGTCGGCCATGGAGCGCGGGGCGCCGAGGCTCACCACCCCCAGCCACTGCTCCAGCCGCAGGCGGTACAGATCAGCCGGGCTCACGCCGTACTCGCGGTAGGCACGGCCGGTCCACGCCGCCAACGCCGCGTGATCGGCGCTCACCTCGTTCATCTTGTTGAGCACCTTCTTCAGCCCGTCGACGTGGAGCTGGGTTTGCTCCAGCGGGGGCAGCGCCCAGGTCGGCCATTGGAAGCCGTTGTTGCGGGCGAAGTGGAATAGAGAGCCGATGCGGGCGCGCTGGTCCTCGGCGACGCGGCTACTGGCCAATGAGGCGATGGTTTTCTCGGCGGTGGTGTTGCCCCAGTCGTTGCGGGTGTCCCACTCGCTCGCTTCGATGATGTCCTGGGCGAGCTCAGGGCCGAACTCGTCGATGAGGCCGCAGATGATGCGGCGCACCTTTTCGTAGGTGCCGCTGCCGCGCCCGTCGCGGTTGGGGCAGAACTCCAGCGCCTCGCGTGCGAGCTGGATCTTCTCGTGGGTGCGCAGGCGCTCCCAGGGGGTGGCGTCGTCTTCGCCCGAGCGGCGGCGCTCCTCCGGGCTGTCTGGCACCTGCTCGTCGAACTTGGCGATGATCCCCAGTAGCAACCACTCCGGTGCGTCACCCCACTTCACCTCGGTGGGGGCGCTGCCGCTCAGCCAGCGGTAGTACAGCGGGTGCTGGTGTGAGCTTTGGGGGTGGTCGCCGCAGATGACGGCGTGGCGGCCGGTGCCTGTGCCGTTCATCCAGATCGCTTCCAGCACCACCTTGTCGTCGACCCGCCACGACGCGCTGCGGTTCTCGAGCTGGGGCCACCAGTGGGGCGGCACGCGCAGAAAGACCTTGCCGCGGCCTTTCTTGCCGCTCTCGTTGCAGATCGTGGGCCGCAGCTCGCTCGGGTTGCGGTGGAAGTGGTCGCGGAAGGCGCGGACGGCCTGGGAGCCGGTGCCGTCGAAGTCGATCACCAGTAGACCGCCGGACTCGGGGCCGGTAATGGCGCCGACGCCGATCAACTTGTTCGACTTCCAGCGCTCATACGGCGACGGCGAGGAGTTGATGCGCAACACATCGTCGAGTGTGCGGCCGGAGCCTTTGGTGTTCCAACCCTCCTCAAAGCAGACCTTGGAGTCGTCGTTGCCGCCGGTGAGGGCATAGCGCCACTGGGGCGGAAGGCCCTCCAGTAGCGCTGTTTGGTCGTCGCGAAGCATGAACTGTGAACACGGACAGGCGGAAAGTAGCGTGACTTGACCGCGCTCGGTAGTCTCTGCGCAGCCCTACCGAGTCAGGTGCAAATGGACTTCTTGGAGGGGGAGCTGCTCCCCCACGAGCGCCGCGATCTCATTCAGGAGATCCAGCTCGACACCTTCAGGCACATGAAGATCGAAGACGTGCGCTGGGTTACGAGCTGGGCTCTGACCTTGGCGGCCATGTCCGACGAGACCATCCTTCGTATCTGGAGCGGGGTCCATGGCGGACGTTGATCAGTCGCTCCTGCATGACCTGGAGAGGTTCGGTAGCGCATTTGCGCTCGACATGGAGACGGCGCTGGTGCCCCTGTGCTGGGAGGGTAGGCATCAGCAGCGCCTGCTTCAGCTCTACAACGATCAGCACAGCGCTTGGTATGACCTGAAGCTGTGGGGTGACCCGCAGTGGGAGGCGCTGCGGGTGTTCCTTGAGAACCCCGAGCTGGAGGTCTACGGCCACAACCTCGGCTTTGACGTGAAGTGCTTGCTGGCGTCAGGCGTTGAGGTCAAGGGGCGCCTGTACGACACCATGATCGCGTCGCGCCTCATTCATCAGGGCGTGGCGAACATTCGCCACTCGCTGGGTGATGTCGTGCGGCGGGAGCTGGGGAAGGTCATTGATAAGTCGCTGCAGGCGCAGGACTGGATGAACGCCGAGCTCACCGAGGCGGATCTGGCTTATGCGATGACTGACGTGAAGATGACGTGGGACGCCGCTCACTCGCTTCACGCTCAGGTGTATGAGCAGGGGCTGCTGCACACCTATCAGCTGGAAACGGCGCTGATCCCGGTGGTCGCCGCCATGGAGCTCAAGGGAATGTACGTCGACGTTGAGCAGTTGCGCTCGGCGCGGGAGTTCTACTGCTCCAGCCGCAATGAGGGCGAGTCGTTCTATGTGCAGTCGCTGGATGAGCAGCTGAAGGCGGCCGGGCATGAGGGCCTGCCCCGGCTGGCGTCAGGTGAGTTCAACCTCAACGCCAAGGCGACGGGCAAGGTGCGCGACGGCACCAAAGTGCCCGCTGGCTTCAACATGGGCTCGCCCCGGCAGCACGCGGCGTATTGGTCAGTTCTCGGCATTGAGCCCACCGACGAGAAGGGCAAGGTCTCGCTGGATAAGAAGAACCTGGCGACCTATCGACATCACGAGATCGTTCGCACTTACGAGTTCTACAAGAAGGCTGAGAAGCGGGCGACGATGGCGGAGAAGCTCATTGAACATGTGCGGGGGGATGGGCGCATTCATGCGCAGTTCATGCCCCTGCAAACGGCCACTGGGCGCTGGTCGTGCGCTAACCCCAACCTTCAGCAGATTCCCCGCGACCCGGAGTTTCGCAATGCGTTTACTGCGCCGGAGGGTTATGTGCTGGTGCAGGCGGACTACAGCGCGATGGAACTGCGCTACTTGGCGGCTGTGGCTGAGTGCGGCCCGATGCTGGATGCGTTCAATAGCGGGGCGGACCTACACACCCGCACGGCTGCGTTGATGTATGGCATCAAGGATGAGGAGGTCGAGAAGGCGCAGCGAACTGCGGCTAAAGCGTGCAACTTTGGCCTTGCGTATGCGTCGGCGCCTAAGGGATTGCAGTCGTACTTCGCGACGCTCGGGCTCTACATCGACAAGAGGCAGGCGCGAGAGTTCTACGACATGTGGCACGCCGCCTACCCAGAGGTTGGTAAGTGGCATCGCTGGTGTCAGAAACAAGTGGACGCCGGGGCGCCGGTGCGGACGGCGATTGGTAGGCGTCGCAAGCTGTTTGGCGAGGAGAACCGCGTTCAGATCTTCGCCAATAACACGATCCAGGGTGGTTGCGCTGACATCATGAAGGCAGCGATGGTTGAGATCTTTAGGAAGTTGCCGCAGCGGGCGCAGCTAGTGGCTTGCGTCCACGACGAGGTTTTATGCGAAAGCTGCATAGACGTGGCGGAGGAAGTGCTGGGCCTTGTCGTTGGCGAGATGCAGGATGCTGCAATAGCCGTCGTTGGTACTGCGGTGACGATGAAGGCTGAGGGAGGGGTTGTTCAGAGCTGGGGGGAGAAGTGAGCGGACTGCAAGACCCGCGCGTGAGGGAACTGCTGCAGATTGCTGCAGAGCGCTACCTCAGAGGCGAAGCACCACGCTCGCCACTTCCTGGTGATCCACCAGCACCTGCTCCACCAGCGCCAGGTACAGCTCCCGGAGTTCTTCGTCGCTCAGCTGCGACCACACGGCGGGGTCGGCGAATACGGCCAGGAGCGCGGGATCGGGGCCTACCTGCTGCTCGAGCGCTAGCAAGCGCTCGCGTTTGATGTCGATAGCTGGGGCCAGGTCCGGGTCGCCCAGCGCCTCTAACTCCGCGATTTTGGCCTTCAATGCCAGAATCTCGGGGTTTTCTGCTATCACGGACTGCGCTAATTGCGTGCTACGAGCGGATAAAGCAGCATTGATCTGTTCACGCACCTTTTGCTCGCGGGTGCTTTTGTAGCGCTGAGCGCATTCGCGGCTTTTGCAGATAACGCTGGCGATGGTGCGGCTGCCGGCGTAGGTCATCTTGCGGGTGCAGCCGGCGCAGACGCAGAGGCCCGTTAGGAGGCGCGGTTTGACTTGGGCGCTGTGGCCCCAGCGGCGGCGATTGTCATGCAACTGGCGTTCCATGATCACAAAATTGCTGTGGGACAGCAGGGCGTCGTGAGTCTCCCAGACGATCTCTTTGTAGGTGTTGTCGTTTTGCTTGAGATAGCCGAGGCCGCCACGAAGGACCGGGTTGAGCAGCCAGGCTTTGACGGCGCGGCAGGAGCCCAAGGGGATAGAGCCGAGCCCTGCTCTATGCCATTTGTCGAGCGCGGTGTTCATGCGCCAGTCACATTGCTTGCATAACGCAAGGAATCGGGCGGCGCGGGGGAACTCCTCGGGGTCGGGCTCCAGTGCGCTGCGGTCGGCGTTTAGGCGGTAGCCCCAGGCGACCTTGCCGCGCAGGGGACGGGCGCGCTTGCGGCCTTCGCTGTAGCCGGCGCGGACACGCATCGACAGCATCCGGCTCTCCATCTCAGCCATTGAGGTGGCCATGCGCGAGAGCAGGAAGCCTTGGGGGGTTTCCGAGTCGACCGTGCCGCCGTCCAGGCAGTGGATACGGACTCCGCGCTTGGCGGCAACGGCGATCAGTGCATCGGTAGCCGCTGCATCCCGGCCCAGCCGGTCGATACGGGTGCAGACCACCTCTTGCACCTGGCGCGTGTCAATGAGGTGCAGGAGCTCCAGGTAGCCGGGGCGGTCCTGCGAGAGCCCGCTTTCCACGTCCTCGATGAGGCGGTCGACACCGGCGCTAAGGATGCGGGAGCGCTGGTTTTGCAAGGCGCTGAGCTGCTCACTCGTGTCGGTCGACACGCGCAAGTAGCCAATGCGCACTTCTTGTCCCATGGGACTAACGCTAAAGAGGGTTGACTTCCTGTGGGGAACAGATACTCTCTGCCTGTCCATACAGGAACAACCGTGACTTCCCTTGCGCCACGGCGCATCTCAGCAGTAGCTGAAGATTGTGTGACGCACGCTGCAGAGCTTCTGCAGCTGCTTAACCGCCTCTCTGACGCGGAAGCGGAGCTGAGTGAGGACGAGCCTCGTTACCAGGAGCTGGTGACGGCGCTGTTCGCGCTCAAGCACGCCATCCAGGGCATCAAGACCGTCGCCGCTCTCGAGGCGGGGAGGTACGGCTTGTGACGCCCGACCAGCTCGTCGACCACCCGCCGCACTACACCCAGGGCGATGGGATCGAGTGCATCGAGGCGATCAGGTCCGCCCTGACCGCCGATGAGTACAGGGGCTACTTGAAGGGAAACGTCATCAAGTACGCCTGGCGGGAGCGCCACAAGAACCGCCTGCAGGACGTGAAAAAGCTCGTTTGGTACGCCAACGATCTAGTCACCCACCTGGAAAACACCCTGATCAAACAAGAGGAATGACTCTGTTCCCTTATCGCAAGATCGCCGATCCGAGCTGCCTCGGGTTGGCAGATGTTTTGAACTTGGCCAAGTGCGCTGTTCAGCGCTGCGAAGGGGCCGTTGGCCGCTCCGGTGATCGCTTTTATGAGGAGTACATGAGCGCACTCCTGTGGTCCGATGTGGCCGCGTCTTTCAACCTCTTTCGTTTTTCGTGATGACGACCAATGACACCCGCCCATGGAATGGCGCGCTGTACTCGGCGACTTGTGACCCCCGCGTGCAGCAGAAAGTCCAGGACCGGCTGGACGAGCTTTACGTGCGTGATGGCCGGTATCGGCCTGATCACCCTTTTCACTCAACTTACACAGGCCTATTCGCCAAGTACGCGGAGGAGTTCACCAATGACAACTGAAGAGCTGTTCCTGGAGTGGTGGAAGGAGTCGTATCCGCACGCCAAGCCGGCGCCACACACCATCACCACCCACGTCGCCTTCGCGGAGTACATCGACCGCAAGCGCACTCAAGACGTGCTGGACTCCATCTCTAAAGCCGGCGCTGAGTAGAGGGCTGGCGTCGTGTTGTGCCCCGTTTGCACTGGGAAGTACAGCCGCCCCAGTAAGTGCTTCCACGACGCCTCCGACTCAATCCTGCGCTTTCGCGACTGCAAACACTGCGGACACCGCTGGTGGACGATTGAGGTCGTCGCGCCGAATGACGCGATCCAGTGGATAGCGCGGGACAAGCCGGTGCGGCGTCCCAATTACCAACGAATCCGCTTCTCTAACAATGAAAGTAACTCTGGTGCATCGAACCGATGGCGCCGAGGCGCTTACGGCTTACATGGCTCGGGTGAGCAACCCCAGCAACCGCCACAACAACGAGACGGCCCCGAAGCTGATCCGTTATCTGATTGAGCACGGGCACTGGTCGCCCTTTGAGATGTGCTCGATGTGCGTGAAGATTGAGACCGAACGCGACATTGCGGCGCAGCTGCTCCGGCATCGCAGCTTTTCCTTCCAGGAGTTCAGCACCCGCTACGCGCGCACCTCCATCGCCGAGATCCCGCACTTCCGGCGCCAGGACACCAAGAACCGCCAGAACTCCTTCGACGACTACAGTTCTGAGGATCAGGCGCAGCTGGGGCGGGACGCAGGGGAGCTCATCACCAAGGCGTATGGGCTCTATTACGCCATGGTTGAGAACGGCGTAGCGCGGGAGACTGCGCGCCGGATCCTGCCGTTGTGTACGCCGACCGTGCTCTACATGCACGGCACCCTGCGGTCCTGGATCCACTACATCCACGTGCGAACAGACCCCGGCACCCAGCTGGAGCACCGCGAGATTGCTGAGCAGTGCAAGCAGGTGTTCTGCCATGAGTTCCCCGTGATCGGGGAGGCGGCATTTGGCGCGGGGGATCAGTGAGCACCGCACCCTTTCACAGCGCACTGGCGCTGGGCGGGGTGGATGAGGTGTTGATGGAGGTCGTCGAGCAGGGGCAGCGGTTTGCGGCTGCACAGCACCCGGCCGTCGACAACCGCTCCCTCTACGCCTTCCTCGCGGAGTTGCAATACAGCGTTCGCGCTGCGGAAACCTTGACTAATGCAAACCCACAATGAAGTTCGATCACACGTTTTCTGATTTCCTCAACGAAATCGGCCGCTACCCCCTGCTGACAATGGAGCAGGAGCTGATGCTGGGGCGGCAGGTGCAGGGCATGGTGGCACTTAAGGAGAAGGAGGCGCAGGGCGCCAAACTCACTAAGAAGGAGCTGCGGGCTGTGCGCATTGGGATGCGCGCCAAGGAGCAGATGATCAACTGCAACCTGCGCATGGTCGTGTCCATCGCCAAGAAGTACCTCAAGCGCGTGCATCACCTGACGATGCTGGATCTGGTGCAGGAGGGCGTGATTGGCCTGATGCGCGGGGTGGAGAAGTTTGACCCGCAGCGGGGCTACAAGTTTTCGACCTACGCCTACTGGTGGATCCGGCAGGGGATGAACCGCGCCTGCAATCAGCAGGATTCCGCGATTCGGATGCCGCACCACGTTGCTGAGAAGGTGCCCAAGCTCAAGCAGGCAATCCACCGGCTGTCGCAGGAGCTGGGGCGGATGCCGACTAAGAAGGAGCTGGCCGATGCCATGGAGATGAGCATTGATCAGATGTGGATGATTTTTGAGCGGACTGCGTCGCCATGCTCCTTGGATGCGCAACTGCAAGAGGAGGGATCCGCGCTGATCGACGTGCTGCCTGATACGTCGACTGAGGATGATGACGCCATCTTCCTGATGGATGATCGCTGGCGGCTGGAGGCGGGGTTGGCGCGGTTGCCGGATCGGGCGCGCTACGTTGTGGAGCAGCGCCATGAACTCACGGGTAAGGCGCCGGTGGCGTATCAGGTGCTGGCGCAGGAGCTGGGGCTGTCGCGGGAGCGGGTGCGGCAGATTGAGATCCGCGCCCTGCGCCAGCTGCGCACTTATATGAGGAGTGTGTCGCCGTTAGCCGATCCCAAGGCTCTCGCAGACTTCACGAGCCATCGCGACAAAATCAAGGGCCTCGTCAGCCTCCGCTTGAGCGCCAAGGAACAGGACAAGCTCCAGCTCGCTGATGCGGCCAATCGCGTTCGCTAAGAGTTGTTGCTGGTGGTAGTTGGAGCGCATGAGCGAGGCGCATAAATCACGCACTTTCTGCGTGTCGGGGTGGCCGCTTACCTCTCGGATCGCCTGCTCCAGCTTGAGTTCTTCGCCTAGAGATAGCTCATACGCCATCCAGCTGGCGGGGCGGCTCTCGCTGGTGCTCATAGCAACCTAGGCGTACACAACATGCTAGCGAGCGGTTACATATGGAGCCTTCTATGCGGCGAATGGTGGCGCACAACGGTGAGGAGTTCTGGGTCGTGGAAGGACTGGGGATGCTGTTTGTTCATCGTCAACGCTGGCAAGCAGAAGTGAAGCTGCACTATCTGCAAAGCAGCGCTGGTTCAACCACAACCACAGGTTCGCTTCCCGATCTGGGCTCCAGTGCGGCTGAAGGCGGAACCAACTGAAGACCTCGCTGCTTCCTTTGCGGCGGTTGCAGTCCGGGCACGCTGGGGCAAGGTTGTGCGCTGTGGTGTCGCCCCCGCGGCTTCGGGGTTTGATGTGGTCGAGCGTTGTGGCGCCGGTGCAGCCGCAGTAGGCGCAACGGCCGCGCCAGGCGCTGAAAATGTGGTCGCGGAAACGCCGCTTGGCGTCACGCTTGTGTAGCAGGTGCGTCTCCGAAATCCCGTGGTTCACTGGCGGTGAGGGGCGGCAAGGGGCATGGCATGACCTCAAGCCGCAGGAGGTGGTCTTCCGAGTAGGCCAGTTCCGCGCATTGGGCGTAGACGTTGTTGGCGACGCCCTCGGCGTCTTCAACTGACTCGACGACGATCTGGAGCCGAACGTCGACGATGTACTGCTGTTTCATGGGTCGGCAAGGATGGCCCAGCCGGTGTCCGGGCCTTCCACCATCCAGCGCGGCCCCCAGTTCTTGCGGCTGTACGCCAGGCCGCCGCCTTTGCTGCTCAAGTACACGCC